AACAAACTTTGCAGTACACTATTAATTTACAAAATAGTACATTAGTTTTATTAGTTTACACTTAATATTAATTAAAAAACCGGTTAAATAATTTAAAATTATTTAACCGGAAAATTGAAGCACTAATAGATAATCCATGTATCAGTTTGTGGAATATATTCAGCTAAATATGTCTTGACAGCTAATAAAGTATCATGAACAGTTGTTATATTACCACTGTGGTCAATTGTTACATTTGTATATACTGTAATAGGCGTTTTTACATTACCCCAAGAATAATTAACACCTTTTGCTCCAGTTATATTCTTTAAAGTTCCACCATTAATTAAACTAATAGGAATAGTTGGGCTGTCAATATTCAAATTTGTTCCACTAATAGCTTTTGTTACATCACCCACAATAAATGTTTCTGGTTCTATTCCAGAACAGTTGTCAAATGTAACACACATGTTATTTCCTTGTCCATAAATTACTCCTTTTTTAGGTGCAGAACCTAGAAACGCTAGTCCATAAATATTACCTGTAAATCTTTGGGTAATATTTAGAAATTCTTCTGTTTTAACTCCTGCGCCACGCATTTCACCACCATATATGTTTAAATGCGTGTTATAAGCACCAAAATCTATTTGTTTAATTACTTTTTTAACTCCCTCAAACCAAGGTGAAATAATTGTTAGGTATGTTTCACCAGATATTGCTATTCCATTATTACAGTATTCTATTGCTGTTTTAATGAGTACAATATCACCTTTACAATATAATGCATAATTAGATGTTGTTTTAGCTGTATCATACAGTGTTATTTGTCCACCTATAAACACAATCTGATTTCCTGTGTTTATATGTACAGCATCTTTAGAATTGGTACTGCCAAAAAATCTACAATTTGTAAAAATTATAAATTGGTTAGGTAATGTTTGGTCGTTGTTGTTATACATATATAATTGGTAACCTAAAAAATCAGAGGTAATTATATTTTCAAAATTACAATACCACATACCACCGTCATTGGATGTACTATTTCTTACACCTATTATACCCCAACCATTTTGATTAGCAATTCCATTTCCTTTAACACAAAAATCCGAATAATGGCAATAAGCAATCGGTCCATTATTTAAATAAATGAAATTATCAGCAGTTGATTTTTTTAGTGGTATAATAAAAGTTTTATATTGTCCGCACCCTTTAATAGATACACCATTATATAATTTTATTTCACTAAAATAATAATCACCACTCTGCAACTTAAGTTCTGTTACACCATCATTTATTGCTCTTTCATAAGCTGTTTTGTTATCAAAAGTAGCATCATTTGATTTACCGCCATATTCCTCAATATATGCACTTTTATAAGGTTTTTTTAATTCTTCTATTTGATTCCTTATTAAGTTATCATTTTCTATTCTTGCATTTGTTTCGTTCTGAATTTTTTCTTCTAAATTATTTACATCATTTGTTCTATTAGAGATTTCAGTGTTTAAATCATTTGTTATATTAGAGATTTCAGTGTTTAAATCATTTGTTATATTAGAGATTTCAGTGTTTAAATCATTTCTTAAATTAGTTACATCATTTGTTCTATTAGAGATTTCAGTGTTTAAATCCTTTATTAAATTAGAGCATAATAATTGTGCATTACTGTCTTTAACTTTAATTTCATTTTCATTAAATATCAGTTTTGAAAAATAATTGTCAGCATTATCCCCATCAAATATACCATTAATTTTTAAAGTTTCTTCATTAGCATTATAAATTGTTTTTATTTGCTCTTCTATTGTTATTTTAACACAATTACTATTTTCAACGTATTGGTCACCTGCAATCACATTATGAGTTATCTTATATAATTCACCATTTAGCCAAACAAGTTCACCAACTGTTCTAACTTCTGTTGCTGTTTTACTTGTACCCTCATTAGCACTAGCAATTTGTTCCTGCAAATTGTTTAATAAGGTTTGCATAATTTCTTTAAGTTTTTCATCACTAACCAAATCACGAATGTACTGTGGTATATCATTAATATCGTTAATAACTTCATTAAGCTTTTCAGCTATTTTACATAGCGTTTCATAATAACTAAGGCTATCATCATACACTAAAGGTAAAATTTTGTTGCACCAAAAACGTAAACCATCAATTTTTTTAAACATAATAACTCCTTTCTACCACAACTGAAAGAATAAATCTTCCAAATTGTTAATAATCATCATATCAATGTTTAGAAATGTTTCTCTATACTTTTTCAACAAATCACTAGCATTAACTCCTGCGTAACCACTAACACTTTCCAAATAATCTTCTGTACTATTGAAGTCATCACTTCCGCTTTCACTACTAACTACTTTCCCACTAGCACTAGAGTTATTAGATGTGTTTGAACTACTTGTACTTGTATCACTTGTTTTTCTAGCGTTTGTTAAGTAAGTACCACTTTCAACACCATTCAATGAACCTTGTGGTGTGTCTGAATACAAGTCATTTCCATTGTTGTTATTTGTACCACTTTCACTACCTTGTGAATTAGAATTATTCGTAGTATCTACTTCGCCATTGTTACCAGTTTCCCTTTTACTATTCATCTTTGTTGTTCTTGTTTTTGTTAAGTTATCAGTGTATAAAGGGTTAAAATCAAGTAGTTCAGATTTATACAACTTATTGTAGTATGGCATTATTTCATTAAGTCTAGTGTCTAATCTTAACTTCCACAATCCAACAGTTTCTTCACAAATTTCTCTTGTATAGAAGTGCTTTAATATTTTTCTTTCTAATACACTTCTATAATTTTCATCAAATATAGGAAAATCAAAATCAAATATCTTAGGTATTGCACCAGTAATAACATCTTCAATTTTACTATACCCAACGCTTTCATTCAACCCACTGTTTACTTCACAAATAAATCTAACTTCCGTTGTGTATTTACTCAACTACTTCACCTCCTCTATACTCATTTTCTTCCTCTTCATTTTCATTTTGCTGTTCTTCTACATCTTGAAAGTCCTCTCTATATTCAACCCAAATATCAAGGTTAAACATTTCATTAATTTGTTTACAAGCCTGTCTGCGACTTTCTAATCTTGAATATCTACTAGCAACCGTTCCACCTTGGTTTCTTGTAACTTCATCGGTTATCATTCTTTCTTTTTTAACCACATTAATATTACTAATACCAAGATATGTTAAAGCTTCATTCCAAATTTGTGTCTTTAATTCATACAATTTATCAGCGACATAAGGCGCACCAGTTTGTAAAACTTTAAGCCCACTAGCGTCTAACCCTTTTGAGCCAAATATAAATGGTTCATTACCCTCATACTGTTTGTATAAGTTCTTCATTGTTAACCTTTGACTTTCGTCACATTGTATCAATACTGGTGTTTTCTGTGCATTAGCATTAACATCTATTGCCCTATCAAGATTATATAATCTCTTACTAAACATTTCAACATCTAGTAACGAATTAGTGTGCAAATAATTATTAAATATAATAACGCTATTTGTTTCATCTAAATTTCGCTGATAGCCATTAGTTGCGTATGCTTTACGTTCCATAGGAATGCGATAAACATTAAGTTTACCCCCTATCATACATTGAAGTGATAAATATCCGAGTACTTCATCTTGAAAGAATACACACATTCCGTCTCCGAATAAACACATTTCCAAAAATCTTTGGTCAACTGTTTTAGGTAAGTTTTGCCACTCAAACATACTTATAGCAAGTTCAGTAAGTCTATTATAATACTGTAAGTATGTTCTATTATTCATATAAGTGCTTTCCCAAAATTGTGAATCTTTTTTTCTTCCCACTTATCTACTCCTTTCTAGCTAGGTGAGTTATTTAAAGAGTAGTTTCCTACTTCACTAGCTGATTTCCAAAATGTAATACCGTTATCATAAATATTACAAACCTTATGCAAATCATCTGTTGGGCAATTACCAATAGCATTGCAACCCCTTGTTTTAACGTAATTCCAATGAGGACGACTACTTCTGTTTGGTACACCAACTCTTCTTGTAGCGTAACCGTACATATCGAAAAAATCGTCTATGATTTTGCAAAATTCCGGTCTTATGTATACATGATTAAAAGTAAAATCGAAACGATTTAAAGCGTACATAATATTTGAAGTCTGATTTCCTTTTGCAGAATCGGGTTGCGCTTTTGCATGAGCCACACTTCCAATCAGTCCTAACACACCATTTAGTGAATTAGTTCCAGCGGAAAGTTTAGCACTTTCAACTGCCATTGAACCGGCAACACTAGCACCAGTCATTCCTGCTAAAGCAACAGAAGCCACTGCACTATTAGCACTACTTAAAAGTGATAGACCAATTTGAGTATTGTTTTGCGCTAACCACGCTTTAAAATAATCTCCGCTAAACGAGCATTGTGGTAAACCAGTTAATGATAAAACGTCAACATAATTTTCATCTAAACCTCTATAATCATGTGGGTATAATAGATATTGACTATCGGGTAAGCAACCACCACTTACAGAAAAAATACAATCATCACTAGAAAAATCTTCGTAATGATACTCTATTGTATTACCTTGGTTGTTATTTCCAAGCATAAATCTATATGGGTAGCATAATAACTTTTTATTTCTAGGTTTATAACGTCCATTACCACTAGGTTTTGCAATTCCAAAATTCCTTGTTTGAATGTCACCGTGTTCTGTTTTATCAAAATTCTTTGGAGCCATATAAATGCAGACAATTTCATCAAGTCGATTTTCTGCGTTCATATCAGAAAGCCAGTTATTTATACCAACCCCAGTACCAGGATTTTCATCGTATATTTTACTAAAAGATGATACCGTTGTACCACAATATACATTTGCTATCATTTCTCCCTTAACAGCACCTAACCTATCGGGTGCTGTGTACATAACATAAGGTCTGAATCCGTCAAAAGAACCATTATTATTTATTTTGACATTCCCAAAAACTCCGCTTGAAATATCGAGGTCTAACTGGTATTCTCCTATAGCCAAGTTTTCTTCAACAAGGTTGTCTCCAGCTTTATCTGTTACAGAGTGCTGTCTTTCAATGAAACATGATTTGAGTGTAATGTCAAAAAGGTATGTCTGCATTACATCTATTTCAAATGTAATTTCACTTGTTTCATTATTAACATACTCAACGCCAGTAATAAAAGCATAAAACCATTTAGTTCCAAAAGAAGCATTTTGAAATGATAAATAGTTACAATCATAAAGGTTGTCAGCTTTTACTGCTATTCTCATACTTCCTTTTACAACTCTTTGATAACTTTGTGATGTAAGATTAAACTTAATAATGTTTTGATTTGTATGAAAATAGGCGTTTTGAGAAGCTAAACTACTGAAATATAAAGTGTGTTTGTATGTATTATCTAACGGAACATTATGATAAATTTTAATATTACTGTTTGGTTCAATATACATATCATATCTCCTTTACGGGGAAACATTACGTTTCCCCCATTTAATTACTCAACTGTAATAGTTGAAGTTCCGCTATTCTTACTGTCATAAGTAGAAGTAGCCGTAATTGTAATCTGTGTACCTGCTAATACATCTGCGCCTACTGTTACTACACCACTCTTATTAACCGTTACATCATCTGTATCAGAAATCCAATCAACAGATTGTGGTGCAAAGTACTCGGTCTGAACAACAGCAGACAGTGCTATATTCTGTCCTGCTTTAACTGTAGCAGTTGCCGGAGAAACTGTAACTTTAGTAACCTTAGGTGTTCCCGGAATAAAAAGTGCATTGTTTGCAAATGGAGAAACACTAAAAGTTTTCCATACATGATACCAATAATTCCAGTATAAACCCTCACCGTTGTACTGCTCGGTAAAATTAAAATAATTGTCAAAAATCATAAACCAATCCTTGTCAACAAGAATACAAGGAATTGCGTCAAGTGCTTCGAGGTCAGTTGTACTGATTTTAGTGTAAGTTGGGTCATCTGCAAATAAGATATTAAGTCTATCAATGTCAAGAGAACCAAAGCTATCTACAAGTACTCTCTTTCCGGCAAACTCCGCTTTGTCTACATTGAAAGCAGAAGCAAGAACTTCAACATCCATAGTAGCATCAAATTTAGAGTTAATAAGAAGATACTGGTCTGCTTTCATTGAGTAATTCTGCACACCTGCAAGGTTGTATTTACTCGACATAAACTCATAATTGTTAGATACACCTTTAATAGTGCTAACAATAGTTTTCATGTTAGTATCAGATACCGTTGGGATGGTAACCGGGTACATTCTACCATCAAGTACATGTTTTGCAAGCATATACTTCATAGTCTGAAACTCGTCATAGTTAGCACCAGTGTACATGGAATCTACAATCTTAGCAATAAGGTCTGTGATACCTTGCCAAGATAGAAATGCCTGTCTCAACTGGTCGTTCTGAATTGTAGTTTTGTAGTACTTCTGATAGTTCATAATATGAAAAGCAGAACGCACATCCGGGATTTCCCTCTTAAAAAGGTTGCTCTCCGCCACTGCCGGGTCAAACTGATAAGGCTTTGCAATGTTAACAAAAATTTCCTCGATAGTCTCGCCAAATTCTAACAATCCTTTTTTGAACATTGACCACGGATTTTCATACATTTTTGATGTTATAAGTACACGTCCGATACGGTTTACAAGTGCTGATAAGAACTCATTCTGTAACTGTGGATTATCCATAATAACTGCACCAATTTCTCTAATACTGTCTGCATTAGGTGTTGCCAATGGTACATAATTCTGATAGTTAATAGTAGCATTATTTCTGATAACATTTAAAATGTCAACAGACGAATTTGTAAGTGTTACAATTTTTGGTTTAGTAGCCATAATTAGCCCTCTCTTTCTTCAAATAAATCTGCAAAAGTTTTCTCTTCTCCGTCATCTTTTACATCTTCTTCCTGCTCGTCTTTGGTCTGTTCCGGTGTTGTCTCTGAATTGAAAAATCTATCCTTATATTTTTTTCTCCAAGATTTGTCCAACTCGTCATACTTCTGTTTCCACTGTTCCTCGCTGTTACCACTTGAACGTGTTTCCATATCATTGAAAGTATCTGTCATATCTTCGATGAATGACATAGCTTCGTCAGATGTATCGTCTCCAACTCGTTCTTTTAAACGGTTCATAAAATCTTCTTTGCTAAGTACTGCCATTTTATTCTCCTTTCTTATTATTTAAAGTTTCTTTAACATCATATAGATAGGCATTTTTGCATGTTTATATGGTGCAGGTGGCGTGGGCGGTGTAGGTGGTTCGGGTGGTTCGGGTGGTTCGGGTGGTTGAGGTGTTCCACCAAAATATTCATACCATTCACTTGCATATTGTAATCTGTCACTTAAAGCTTCTACTCCTGCTCTCTCTCTTTCATATAAAAAGGCTTTTGTCGCTTCTTCAACATCAGTGAGTGCTAAAAATTCAGACCAACTATACGAGTATTCTGATGTAGGTAACCAATAACCACTTGCGTCTTTTATTCCCTCTCCCTCACAAGAAAGTCTCTCACATTGAGCCGCACCGTCATACCAATTATATTTATAAGTTTTACACCAATTAGTTAAAACAGTTGACGGTGTCCACTGTATCAACCCCCACCCTAAAGCCACTGAATTACCTTGTTTAATTCCGGGGTTCAAAGTGCTTTCTCTTTGTATATTGCCAAGCATACCGCAGATGGCTTCTAAGGTAGCACCTTTATGAATAAAGTAATTGTAAAATTCGTTTGCGTTATTTTGCCTTTGTTCGGTGTTAAAATATTTTGCTACGCCTATATCATATATCCACGCCATCCCTTTTAAATTTTATCCTTTCTTTAATATGCCACTCTTTAATAGAGATAGCATAAAAATATTTTCACTGGCTTTACCGGAGTAAGTTTCAAAACCATTTGCTAAAGCAATCTTTTTTCTATGCTTTATAGAAGTGTTTGTCTCTCCTACGCTTAAAAGGGCATTAACAATAGATTTTGATGTACCAGTGTATTTAGGATAATAGTTAGTCTTATTGTAAATTCTAGGATTTCCACTAACTACTATAGCAGTGTGACCTTTTGTTTTAGTTACTAATATATCTCCGTTGTATATTGGTGTACTTTTTTGATTAACATAAGCAAATGGTTTTTCAAATAATCTACTTTTTGAAAGACAAGTCTTTTCATTACCAGTTGTAAAATTACCAACGTCTTTACCAGTTGCTGTTTTAATACAAGCACGAACTAATGATGAACAATCACACTCTGTATCTGTTACAGTATCAACACCGTGTATAATAACGCCTAATCTATTAGACTTGTCGTATCCAATGTGCCTATTATCACAAGCTATTTTCATAGCATATGCTATATTATTAGCAACTGTAATATCTATAGGTCTTATTACGTACCACCCTTTAGAATGCGTATACATATACTGTAATGATACTTCCCCGGTAGTATCATTTGTCGAAGATATTTGTTTGTTATCCCCAACCTTACCACCACTGCTTTTTCCATTCTCGTCAATTCTTGCTGAACCTATTACTATTCCCATTTGTTACTCCCTTTCTACGTTCATGCTGTCGCATAACTTCTGTAACACTAACGTATTTGCGTTTAATGCCTCTGTTAACTTTTCTGTTTCTTCTTTATGCTCTTTGTTTAAGTTTACAATGTAATAAGAACAAATAAGACACATTGCAATAGGAAAGCCAACTGTTGAAACAGCCTGAAGTACTGTGTTAAACTCCATGTTGTATATCTCCTTTCTTTTTTCTTTTATCTTAGCATATATCTTTACAAATGTCAATAGGTATGTTATAATATTTATATGCAAAAATAATATTAAAATAAAAAGGAGTAACAACATGGAAAATATTTATTATGACGGTACTAAACTGTTATCAATGAAAGACTTAAATGGTAAGACACCAGAGTTGTACTTATGTACTACTAATAGAACTGGTGGAAAAACAACTTATTTTGGTAGATTAGTTGTAAATAGATTTATAAAGCAAGGTAAAAAGTTTGCACTACTTTATAGATATAATTACGAACTTGATGATGTAGCAGATAAATTCTTTAAAGACTTAAACAGTTTATTTTTTATTGGTTGGGAAATGACAAGTAAGAGAAGAGCTAGTGGTATTTTTCATGAATTATTTCTTATTAAAAATCATGATGAAGAAACTGCTGAAAGTTGTGGATATGCTATTTCATTAAATAGCGCAGACCAGTTGAAAAAGTATTCACACTTATTTAGTGATGTAGATTGTATTTTATTTGATGAATTTCAAAGTGAAACTAATCATTATTGTAATGACGAGATTAGAAAGTTTTTAAGTATACATACTTCTATTGCAAGAGGTAAAGGAGAACAAGTTAGACACGTTCCAGTTTATATGCTTGGTAATCAAGTAAGCATTATCAACCCTTACTACAATGAATTGGGTATTAGTAGCCGGTTAAATAGTAACACAAATTTCCTACGTGGAGACGGTTTCATTCTTGAAAACGGTTTCATTGAAACAGCTAGTATTGCACAAAAAGAAAGTGGTGTCAATAGAGCATTTAAGAATAATAACTATATTGCATATAGTAGTGAAAATGTATACTTAAATGATAATCTAGCATTTATTGAAATACCGGAAAGTTCAGTTAGCAAATACTTAGCTACTATAAGATACTGTGGAAATGAATATGCGATTAGGGAATTTAGAGAACTTGGAATATTATATTGTGACGACCATGCTGATTATACTTTTCCTACACGTATTAGTGTAACAACAGACGACCATAATATTAATTATGTTATGTTAAAAAATAATGATATGTTTATTGCAAATCTTCGGTACTTTTTTGAACATGGAGCGTTTAGATTTAAAGACTTAAAGAGCAAAGAAGCTTTGTTAAAATGTATTTCCTATTAAGGTATCTGCATTTGTATACTCTTCTGAATATTGTGGGTAGCACACTTGGAAGATAGTGCCACAATTATTTGTCGGTTTCGCTGACCGCTTTAGTGTAGCAAATGTTATAGATATAAATAGAAAGAGCAGATTACAACCTAGTTGTCCTGCTCTTTCTTATTATTTAATTATCTCATTTCATAGGTTGTATCTACTAATAGAACGCCACCACGTATTCTTTTTGGAAATAATTTTCCGGGAATTTTAAGCCCAACTTTAAAGTCATTTAATGTACGTATAATTGGCTTATCTTGTTCAGTAAATAAAAATTTTCTTTCATCTTCTGTTAAGGATTCTTTTTCTTTATCAGTTATTTTATCAGCAAACATACTTTTGATAAATAAATCTTTACATTTCTGTGGCATACCTGCACACTTTACATTGTAATAAGGATTATCAATCATATCCAAATCTTCATGCGTAACGTGTTCAATATATGTTTTTTGCCTAGTAAAAATAGCTTTATCCCAACAGCTTTCTAGTTTCCAACAGCAAAAATTTTTATCATGTACTGTTATTCCTTTAATTTGTTCAGGTGGCAAATCACAATGTATACTGTCTGTGTCTGCATATATAAAACCTGCTTTGTTAACACCATAGTAATTTTTCTGTGCCGCTCTTATAGTAAAGTTACGTGCATAAGATGTAATAGCTGAACCTACAGCTATAAACCCTGCTTGTTTATCATTAGCTGATACAGATATAAATGACAAAGCTTTATTTTCTTTTATGAAAGCTACTTTGAAAGAACTATCTTCACTACTTGCCATTTTTCCGTACAAATTATTTAAGAAAAGCTTTGCTAATTCTCGTTTAGCACCTTTGTTTTCTAATTTAATTTTCTTGTACTTTTCCATGTATTCATCAAATATACCAATTGCTGTGTAAAAATAACAACCGTCTATTATTTCGAAGTCCACTAACTCATAATGTTCTTTCATAAGAATATAATCTGTCATGGTCAATGTTAATTCTACTCTAGTTTCACATAAGTTTCCTGCTTTATCGTAATAATGGTCATAATATTTATCTGTTTTCTTATCATATACATCAGAGCTTTCTAATGCTTCTGTTCCACGGTATAAATAATTACCTTTAATTTGTATAAATGGTAAATAATTAGGCTTAATATAGAATCTAGTTTTAATACGTACAAAGTAATACATGTTTTTATTCAATGCTTTTTCCGGTATAAAGTTTCCAACCCAAAAGGTAGGTTCTCCAATTGGGTATGCATTGCCACTCTCACTACTCATCATGCTAGGGTATAAAGAATTGACATCAGCAGTTGTTCCGTTTTCTTTTATTTTATTCTCTTTACCTTTTACTAAATAGCACCAACCACCTTTGTATGATTTTCTTATCCATGCGTCAGCGTTTGCGTATCTATGTTCACTTTCATTTAATTGATAATCAGTAAGACTAGGAAAAAACATTTCATAATCTTCTTTACCAATAATTTTCTTATACTCTGCTAAACAACATGAACCTATGGTTAATTTATTATGACCCTCTGTAAACATTATTTCTAATGCTTCTTTTACAACTAATACGTCATTAGCTATATATTCTTTTTCTATATCAGTTATGTTACAACCTGCATATCTGAAACCACTATATTCCATTTCTAATTTCTTATGCTTTGTACCAAACGATTCCCCAATTCTTTTAACACTAAAAGGTAATAATTTTAAGCTATCTCGTATTTCTATTATGTGATTATTAACTTTAATTATTATACTATACCATTGTCCTTTGTCTGAAATAGAATACTTAAAAGTATTATTCTGCATTTCTTTTTCTTTTAACCACTTAACTTCCGTTTCTTGTTCGTTCAATGGTATATATGCTTGCTTAAAATTTAAGTCAACTAATAGATATGATAACCAAAATGAACCGTCAAATTTTAAGTTGTGATAATATGCACATATATTTGTGTTAAGAGATTTGAAATAATCGAATTGTTCTTCGATACTATGAAATATATTTACATCTTCGGTAAACAGTTCAACACTGGCACTCGCCCATACTTCTGTATTAACCTGGTCTTTGTACACTGTGGTTTCAAAGTCGCACATAAAATAACGAAACTTCTTAACTTTCAATTTACATACCCCATTTATCCATTATAATATTCTGCCATAGCTGAAAGATTTTCGGCTTGTTCCATTGATAAAGACGTTACGTTAAGTAATCTTCCTAGTGAAACAAATGAAGCATTAACTTTTTCACTATTACTATCATAGGAAATTACGTTTAACAAATCAGCTATTTCACTTTCATGGCTTTTTAAGTAATCCTCATATTCAGAAATATTTTCATTCATTTCATAGAATGTAACTGTGTCGTCAAAAATGTTTAATACTTCATTCTTTCTAAACGATATATCTACTGGCGGTTTTGCTTCTCTTTGCATCTCAATTATTCTATCTCTAATAGCATCTATAATAGAAATAGTAGGGTAATAAATGGGTGTAGTAATTTCTTGTGCCTTTGATTTCTTTTTTCTTGTAAGTTTTCTTTTTTCTATAGCAAGTCGTTTTACTTCTTGTTTTCTTTCTTCTGCTGAAACTATTTCTCCAGTTTCTTCGTACAAATATTGTGCTTTTTTATATAAATCTTTTGGTTTTAAAATATGTATTCTTTCTAATGATTTCTTTGTTACTCTTTTTGGAAGAGATGGTACTATATTCTCAGGGAATATGTACCCTTGTTTCTTTGCTCTGTTAACTGTTTGTAGTAATCGCCTACGCTCTTTTTGGAAAGCTTTTTGGTTCTGTGTTCGTCTCTTTTTAACCGCCATAATTTGTACCCCATTTCTTAAAGAATAAAAAAGTCACTGGGTTTATACCCAGTGACTTATACTAGGTTTATATCCTAGATAATCGAACAAGTAAGGAACTGTTTACCCTTGTAATTTTTACTATCAAGTTTATAAACCTTAATTGACCACTTTTCAGTCTCTTCTTTCATTTCATTGTAAATATCCATGAAAGAATCCCAAAAACTAGGTGACCCGGTTACGTATTTTTCACCGTTTTTATCCTGCAAGATGTAACTCTCATAATCTTTGTTATCAGATTTTTCGTTATGAATACCAAGAACCGCAAAAGAATCCGGTGTAATTATGACTGCTTCTTCGTCACAAGCTAAATCTAATTTTACTGCATCAGATGTGTCCTTTAACATGATTCTTTCTTTTGCTGATAGCTCTTTACTACTTTCTTTGATTTCTACTGAGTATCCTGTCATTATTTTATCTCCTTTTATAATTTAATTTGGTTACTAAGATTATTCAGAAACTTCTGCTTCTTTTCTCGTTGCCGGGTCAAGAATTTTTGCGTTATTAATAAAATCCTGCTCCGGCATGCCATACAGTGTTTCAATTTCTTTTTTGTCAACAATATGCACTGCTTTTACAGTGTCTGTGTTAATTACTGCTTCGACGCTCTTTAATAACTTCTTGTCGTCCTTGTAAGTTCTAGGAAGCGTAACCGTTTTATTGAATGGTTCTGATGAATTAACATCCAAGCATAAAACAATTACCTTAGTTGTGGTAATAGTACGTGTTACCATTGGTTTTCTTGCCATTGTTTTTTCTCCTTTTCTTTTATGACATTTATTAGTTACTGGTATAAAGAATTTTAATCTTTATACGAATGGTGTGGTACGAATCGAACGTACATCAGACCCAACTCTGCACACCAGTTGAACAATGGGGTTGTTCGGCTTTGAACTGTTATCTTTACTACTCATATATGATACCATATTATAGGCACGTTGTCAATATTTAATTTTAAAATTTGTTGAAAAAATTATTTCGTGACGTTTTTCGATATAAACGACTTCTATTGAATTTCTCTAAAATAAAGTTTGTGATTTTCAACTTTAAACTCAAATCCATAACATAATGCGTCGTCAATAATTGACAATACTTTTGTAACAATATCCTTTTGGTCAAAAATATATTCATCCCACATATTAGTACCTCCTTAAAAGTCACGACTTATAATCTTTAACATTAGACATGCGGTTAAAGGTATCGCCCACTCTTCCTCACTAGGAAAAAAGTTAATAAGTGCTTTTAAATATCCAATAGCTTCTGTACATATCAGAGGACTTTGTGTTATCTCTTCAATTGGATATTTTTGTTTAAAAATTTCCTCGTTTGTTTTTACTTCTTTCATTGTGGTTTCTCCTTTTTCTTATTAAATTTACACGCAAATGCGATAAACTGGGTGCAAGGAATCGAACCTTGCTAACATCCAATACCCAGTATTTTAAATTACTCTTCATTTTCTAATAATTTTCGAGTAGCCGGGTCAAGCTTTTGTGCTACCTTAAGAAAATCAATTTCTTTCAAACCGTACATTTCTTCGTGGACTTCCATTTTTTGAATTGCTACTACTTTGAATGTATCAGTTTCGTATTCTTTTTTGAGTACTTTCAAGGCTTTTTCATCTGTAAAGGTTTCGCCAGTAAGTTCTAATGACTTTACTGTTACCTCTGCTGTCTGTGTGTCAACACACATCGCCTCTACTACTGTTACATTGATTGTGCGCGTTACCATTCTTGTCCTTGCCATAATTATTACTCCTTTTTATTTGTATTTTACACACTATTGTGTGAAAACCCTTGCGTGGATTTGCACCACGCTAATACTATTAAGGGTTATCTATGAAGATATATAAGATATGAATTACTTTTTGTTTCGATTCTCATACATTCTTCGCCGTCTTTTACAAGAAGCCAACTTGCAGTAAATCCGTAATTATTTGCATTTCCTATGCCAAAATAACTACTTTCCGAATCATTACAATATTGTTCCCAACACCAGTCAAAAACCCTCTGCTTTTCCGGTGACCATGTTTTGTAAATGTCGCTCAATGTGTGTCTACAGCACCGGTCGCCCATTTCTATCAGTTGTTTTCCTCTTTTTGTACTTGCATTAAATTCTTTCATATGTTTTTTCTCCTTTATATTATTTTGTAAAGATAGCTAGCGGATTTGCACCGCTAGAAACAGCTTTACTGTCTATCCATAAAATACATTTCATTAAATCTTTCAAATGTATTTTTATATTCCTCATTATCTTCAAAAGATATTATATTTCTAAGTTCCAATGAATATAATTTGTCTATTTTTAATATTTCTCCATCATATCCAACAGCAGACCAGTACTTTTTTAAATCATACATGGCTTGTTGCTCATCTGTTAATAAGACAAATTTAATTACATAAGCGTCCGCTCCGTCATAAATCACTGCGTTATACATTGAATATCTCATTGTTTTTTCCTCTCTTTCATACTATTCCTTATCATTTTTAACACATAACGCAAATCAGAATAAAGTAAATTTGAACCAATAACTTCATTATTTAAGATAATTCTGTATCGCCTATTCTTATTTACGTTAACCGAAAATGCTCTACGCTCAACTATGATACCATCTTTTAATATTACTCTTTTCATTAATACCACCTCTTCTTTTACCTATAAAGGTCATGCTTCTTCACAGCACTCGTTTCTTTTCAGTGCTACTTGTCTTATTTGTGTGCAAGTTCTTTAATCCGCCTAGAACAAATATGATTCTTCACATCACTCGTTTCTTTTCAGTGCTACTTGTCTTATTTATGCGCAAGTTCTTTAATCCACCTAAGCTTTTAAGCTATTTGTTCGACCCTTATTTCCTTTAACTTATATAAGTATTATACCAAAATTGCAAAGTATTACAATGATTTTTCTTATCATCTTGTACCAAAATAATTGACATATTTTATCATAAAATTAGTGCACATATGTACTTTGATAATTTAATGTTTTAAAACTTTACTTCATTAAAGTGAGATTGTTGTACCAAAAAATGGGGAAACCTTGTAC